TTCCAAATCTCTTCTAGTTCTGTATCATCTAGTTTACCTAGAGTAGCAGGTGCAGCGAACTCTGACTTATCATAGTTCCAGTACCCATCAACCTTACGAATCTTTACCTTGAAGTCTGCACCTTTCCATAGATTAAATGGATCTAGTGGAGTCTCGTCAGCAAATGCAGGTTGCATTGCTTCTACTAGCTTATCAAATATCTTCTTACCGTAGCGGTATAAGAAGACTCTTCCTTCGTTCTCTGGATGTGCAGGGTCACTTACAACATAGATGTTAGAATAGTAAGAGAGTTTTCTCTTCTGTGTTCTAGCAGTTGCCTTGTCAGACTCACGACCACTGTTCCATAGTTCCCTGTTCATCTCACCGACAGGATCATCCTTACCAATAGTAGTAAGAGAGTTCTCGATGTACCACTGACCACCAGGTCCTTTGAAGGAGTGTGACCAGATCTTTGCCCAAGGCATGTCCTCTCCATCTGGAGCAGGAAGGAATCGGATAACGGCATAACCGTTTCCTGATTTATCCAACTCAGGTTTCCAGAGACGCTCATCAGCACCTCCACCACTCTGAGGTTGGTTTAGTTTTTCTATCTCTTGTGTCAGTTTACTAAGACTGCTACCAGCAGAGGCAGCTTTCTTTAGTGAAGCAAATGACATAATCGTATTCTCCGTATTGAGTGTATTGTTGCTACTGTATAATCGTAGCATACTATTTAGGTAATGTCAATCAAGTTCTGACTGACTTTTTTCTGCTCTTCCTAACGTAACGAGCATAGCATCCATGCAGTCCAAGAGACTCTTGTACCCAAATGCTTGAGACAAGGCATCAATCCTTGTCCTCATGTCTGCTGCTTCAGCATCTTCCTTAGCTGCTAAAGTTAACCTAGTATAAAAATTCTTTTGCTTATCTATGAGGACTTTACACTTATCAATGTGCTCAACTCTTGCTTCTGCATCCATCTTATGAAGATGATTGGTCATAGAAGCTATCTCATGATAGGTATTAAATATATCATTCAAATTTTCCTGAACCTGTTCTGATTCAAAGAACGTAGTCTCTGTCATAAGGGTAACACTCCTTTAGTTGTTTGCTTCATATAATTAAGACGCTGAGCTTCATGCTTCAATCTTTCTTTCAATGGTTTTGATAAAAGTTTTGGTACAGTTTCTATTTCGATCTCATTCTCTTGACAGTAGGTTACTACTGCCTCGATGTAAGTAATGAGACCACTGCTCTTATGCACCAACCTTTCAATCTCTGCAGAGAATTTAGTTGGAGTTAAGAACTTATCTTCAAGTAAGTTTTCTTTAGGCATTCTTTCCCCTAACAAATTCTTCAATGTAGGACTTAAGTAGTTGTAGATAGTCATCAAGATTGTATTTCTGAAACACTTGTATAGACCCATCTTCAACCGCAATGAGTGTGACAATTTTCTTTACCTCAATACCTGAACGTTCGAGGAACATCGCTGCGTACGCAGTCTCTTGAACAAAGTAATGTTCAACCCAATCTTCCTTCTTTTCTTTAGTGGAGGTTTTAAAATCAATTACTGCTAACTCACCATCAAACTCTGCAATACAGTCTACACGACCAGCGAGTCCAAGATAATGTGAATACAAAAATGTTTCTAAGCAGTGTATGTTATCAATGCGGTCAAGAGTAGTCTTTGCCGACTGAAACATTCTAACAGATAATGGATTATTTTCCAAGTAAACTTCAAGATTTAATTTATCCTTAATATAATCTTCAGTAATACTATGGAATGCAGTACCTCTTTGCGTTGCTCTAGCAGTAATCTGATTAGCCTCATGCTCACCTACTTTCTTTCTCCAACCTGCGAAGAATGCTGCGTTCTTAAACGATGTGATTGAGGTAACACTCGGATAGTATTTATCAGCACCAGGAATAGGGTAGAACCTTACCCCATCTTTATTCACAGGTTCCACTTCAATTTCTTTGAGTGGAACATCAACAAAAGTAAAAGTCATTTAGAAACCAAGATTATATTTTGTGATTAGATATTGTTTGACTAGACCAGATCTTACGATGTCATCTATACCAAACTCAATACAAGCAAAGTCATTCATCTCCTGAAGGATCTGAATAAAGTCTGATATCTTAGACTTCTCTGCTTCTCTTGTTAGATCTGTCTGGGTGATGTCACCACAGAACATAATCTTAGAGTCCTCACCTACTCTTGTTATTATACTATCTAATTCATGAAAATTCAAGTTACTGAACTCATCTACAATAACAATAGCATTATCTAATGTAGTTCCTCTAATGAATGAGGTACTCCAGAAGTCAATGGTCTCTTGAGATCTTAAGTTATCGTACAACATTTCAAATGAATTATCGTCAGGCATACCAAACATATACCTCACCATATTTTTGTAAGGTATCTGATATAAGTATGACTTATCTTCATGATCACCAGGAAGAAATCCAATCTCTCTAGTAGGTACGAGTGACCTTACAATGTATATCTTATCGTGAGGTGACTGTTCATCTAACACTTCTTGTAGTGCTAGGTAAAGCATAATGAATGTCTTACCTGTACCAGCAGCACCATGCAACAGAAGATTCTTCCCCTTCTTATACTCATCAAACGCAATCGTTTGATTATCAGTAAGAGGTTTGATATCAGTCATGTATGACTTATCAATAGGTTTCTTCCTCTTCATCATCTTCTTAGACATTGGTTGGATTGGTGCAGTACCATTACCATTACCGTTGGATTTCTTTCTGGCTCTTGGCATTATGTAAAGCGACTCAAGTTTGCAAGTGGATGTGCCTCCTGTACTTTGGACATGGCTTCCTTAAATCCATCATCCATTTTAGGTTTCCCGTAAGTAGCAGAGGTGGCTTGATTACCAAAGTATCTATCCAACTCTGGATGATCTTCTTTGAACTGATCAAGTTTAGTCATTGACATATGATGTTCAGTAACCTCACCTGTTTCCTTATTAATAAAATCGTAAGTAGGCATCTCTGGTATGTGTTATTGGGTGTGTACATAATCTAACGCTTCTGCAGTAGCAGGGAATTGCTCTATGAATATATCCCTACATGCTTCTGCGATATCCATGTGTTCCTTTTGGGTTCCATGTGCAGAACGTAAATCTATGTAGTGGATCCACGAACGTATACTACCAGTCATATAAAGCTTTGTTGGTGTAGCAAGTGGTAGGACAAACCTAGCACACTCCTTAGCAACACCTTCATCTAACATCTTCTTATATAATTTCATTCCTTCTGCGAAATGCTTCTGCATTTCCAATTCAAAATCTTGTACTATAAACCTATCCAAATCATCTGTAGAGTTCTGTCTATTCTTAGTATCCTGACGACGTAATTTAGGTAAAGGGATTACATCAGCTAGCATACTACTATCAGCATACCTCTGTGAAAATTCTTGATAAGTAAATGATCTGTGCCTAAGTATCTGTGCAGCAAGACCTCTAGTAGTTTCAATCTCTAGGGTCATGTGTGCTTGCTCAAAGACACTCCAGTGTCCATGCTTGATACAATATGCTAACAGACCAGCAACCTTCGGATTGTCTTGGTTGTTTGGGTTAGATACCCTAGCAATATAACCAATAGTTTTCTCTGCATCAGGAGTCACAGAGACTAAAGAAACATTACTCATCGTAATCTACATCCTCATGATTAAATAAAATGCGAGACATTATATAAAGACCAAACGCCTTTAGATAACCTATCGTTTGAAGACCAAATAGACCTGGCATTATCCAGTTCCATAATAACATAAGAACTAAAGGTCTGATAAGATTAGCAGCTGCTTCAGCTCCTCTCTTAATGTCTTCAACCTTTTTCTTTTCTTGTGAATCTTTAACCTTGACTTTATTGTCAAAGTATACACTCATCCTTTCTTTCGAGGTTGTTGGTTGGGTGCTTTTGCTTTCTTGGGTGGGTTCCATAATGTTGGATTGATAGTACCTTCAGATTGTTTAAAAGATCTAAAATCTTTCTTATACTTATCGTAGTAATGATCAAAGAGTCTTACCAGACTACCAGTCATAGCAATGTCATAGGCAATACGATCCTCTTTCATATACTCTATTAAGTATGCACTATAGGGTAATTTCTTATCATTTGCAAGTGTAGGGTCACAATCTTCATGGAAGACTCTAACATCTTTACTACTCACGATCTATTACCCCATTCAATAGCAGGAAATGCTTCTGTTATTACTGCTCTAGTAATACGCTTATATTTTGAAGTTAAGTTACCATCTTTAACAAGACATAACAACTCTGCTTCTTCTGCTGATAAACCTTCTAACAGTTGAACAAACATAGACTCACGCTTAAGTGACTTCAAAGTATCTTGACCACCCTTTACAAAGCGATAGAAACCCCTGTATTCGGACTCCAGACGAGTGTGATCAGTCCCTACTGGTGCATCATTAGGTGTGTAAGGTACATCACCTTCAGGAATCATAGAGATGACACTCTCATCAAAGTTCCATATTAATAGAGACCTAAGAGCCTGACTATTATTTGTTTGGAGAAGTTTGATCTTCTCTGCTTTAGTTTTTGCATTCGAGACCTTTCTCAAGACCTCGCTAATAAGTAACCTACTGTTACTATTATCAAGTGATTTAGCTGGCATAATTAATCCTCAGTGTCCTCATCAAATTCAGTTTCTTTGCGAAGGTAAATTAATTCGTCATGAATTATATTACCGTTAACATCCAGCATCTCTGGATGTATAACTGCTCTAGCATAGGCAGCGTTTTCAACATAGTCTTCAACGTATCCTTTTGCTAGCCACGAAACAGTTACCCCAAGGATAAATGCTCCTATAACAACTAGTACAACCAGTGCGATCATCATTGGTTCCATAGTTCTCCGTGCAGTTATTTTTATTTAGAGAGTTTCTTACGACCTGGCTTACGATCTATCTCGTATTGCCAAGCATCACTAAGAATAGTGTGAAGATACTTTCGTATCTTTCTTGCTCTAGGCTTACCTAAGTGACCGTATGCTTCTCTAAGTTGTTGGTGTTCATTATCTGAACCACCTTTAATATATTGATCTAGATCATACACTACGAGAGCTAACTCTCCTGCTGTACTAGAGTCAATAAATTCTTTCACTTGTTTACGAGTTGCCTTGATATGCTTTAGGTAGCGATAACATTTGAAAAGATATATTTCCTTTTCAAATGCAGCATCAATAGCATGTTCAACAAGGTCGTAAAATTCTTCCATCAGATAAGGTTCTTGTCTCGAAGGTATTTAACAGCATCATTACATCCACCAAGATTTTCATTATTTAAAACGACTTGGGGGAATGTTGATCCATTACCGAACTGATCATAGAATGCTTTCTGCTCAAAGTCAACCCCCAAGTTGTATTCAACAAAACTTAAACCTTTAGCAGACAAGACTGACTTGATCCTTGCACAGTATGGACAACCATCCTTTGAATAGACTGTAAAATTCATATTTAATTAGAGAATAAAAAAGGGTGACCGAAGTCACCCTTTATTTAGATATTCAGTTCGACTTAGAATACGAACTTAGCACCAAGCTTAGCACCCCAGTTACGGATTGTGTCTCCAGAAGAATCTTCTCCTGCAGTAGCACCAGAGATCTCAGCATAAGCAGCAAGAGACTCAGTAACAGGAACAGAAGCACCGATCTTACCAGAAAGTTCTGTTTCTGTATCGTCAGCAGTTTCTGAATGAACTAGTGAAGGACCACCTTGAACATAATAAGCGATAGAACCGTCAGCACCTACAGTACCTTCGTATCCGATATGTACGTCTGTTGTTGCAGCAGAGTACTCTCCATCAGGATAGCTAAGGTTGCTTTCTACGTTCACATAAGGACCAGCAAAAGCGGCTCCAGCGAGTAGGAATGGTGATGCTGCTACAGCAGCGATTGTTGATTTGATAGACATGATTGTTTTAAAAGTATCTCGCAAGGCATTAAAAAAACCCCACGGATGATAGACTCCCCGACATGGGAATCGTTTTACATCTACGCAGGGTTACGATAATTTCGAGTCCTTTGTATGATGGTATTTATAATAACATAACTTTACATACTTGTCAAGTCTTCCGTACCTCGGATCTTAACTGGTGTAATTTTTTCCTTGACTCTATCAACATCTCTGCAGTTTTCTGTCTCTCCTCCCGATACCCATCAACATCTGAAGGAAGAACGATGACATCAGCAGGGTTAACTATTGAATCAAATTCAAGATCACCGTCACCAACGACCTCTCTTAGTTCTTGTGTTAGATTTTCTTTTTTAATTTTTGGTAGTTCCATTATAGTACCTGAATAACAGCAACAACATCAGGAATTTCTTCCATCAGTTTACGTTCTATACCTTGCTTCAATGTCATAGTACTCATAGCACATGTCTCACATGCACCACCCAACCGTACTTTGACATACCCTGTCTCCTCTTCTATCTCTACGAGCTGAAGGAATCCACCATCTGCTTCAATATAAGGTACTAGTTCTTCTAGTACCCTTACTACATTTTCTTCTGTTAATTCCATGTGTGTTGCCAGATAGTGTTGTCTCTTAAGGTATTCATATTGATCCATTAATAACATACATTAATACTACTTGCATATTGTTGGGCATAATCTGATGCAAAGAAGTTAACATTACATTCATTATAGTTACCTTGAACACCATTGTGTGCAGTATGTAATAATAATTCACCATTGGTAGGTAGATTAGCAGATACACTTATTGCATTATTAAGATCTGATAATGTCCAACTACTATTAGTCTTGAATGAATCAACCCAGTAATCAAATCCATCTGCCTCTGGCTTCCTACTTATAATAGTTGCATAAGAAGATACAATTTGATCAAAGACCTGTTGATAAGTATAACCTGTTTTGATTGTCATAGTCAACCAAGTAGGAATATAACTTGTTACATAGTTTCCTAGTAATGTAAACCCATCATTAAACTTAAGGTATCCCTTAGTAGTTCTAGCATATCCAGCAGTAGTAATACCACCAGTAGGTACGCATGTAGGTTCTAACTCATAATATTCATACCCTGATGCCATCCTAGTATGCCAAAGTAAATTTGGATGATCTTCTTCAATAATATCTGATGTTGGTGGGAATAAATCAAGTGAGGTAAGTATAACATTACCTAAAGAGTCAGTCGTCTTGAATGCCATACCACCTGGATTAGTAGCCCAGTCATCATTACCTGTACCATTCAAACAATTAACACATAATTCATGACCACCTGCTGCAACATTATTAATAGTAAAGAATGTACTAGTAGTGAAAGAACCATTGAAAGGTGATACATTCTGTCCTACAGATCCTATATTAGCACCATCCCATATAAATTCTGCCCAGTTATCTGCCTGAACCTCAAGGATCATTGTACTTGGGTTAGTAACAGTAGCAGTCCAACATCCATTGTGTGTGATACCCGATTGAGTCTCAGTGTTTGATGGATATACTGCATACTGATCCATAAAGTCTGACCATGCAGGATGAGGACCAGATCTAACCCACTGAGGTGTAAATGGTACTGTACATGGAGCACCTCTACAAATTAAAAGATACCATCCACCTGGATTATCTGCCCATGCATATGGATCTCCAACTAATCTATTTCTAACTTCAAACTTTATTAAATGTGTGCCAGGTAAAAGTGTAAGGGTAAATGTTTCTCCACCCATACCATTTGTATAAGTAACTTCCTTATTGATGAGTAGGTTACCTACAGGATCAATCCAAGTCATCTTACTATCATTATCAGATTCTACCTGGAAAGTGACTGTAATCTCTGACGCTATATCAATAGTAGTCTCAGCAAACTGCCAACTATTAAGATAAGGATCTACAATATCATCCGCAGGTTTAACTGAATAGATTGCATAATCTTTTAGGAACTGTGTCCAAGGAACTGCTGGATTATTAGGTGTTCCTATCTGCAGCCAGTTAGTTGTATTAGTACCCTCATTAGCATTGGTAGTACATTTCAATGAGTTTGCAATCTCAGCACCACCAGCATTATTAGTAATTCTCCATGCAATACCAGCAGGGTTTATCCACCACCTATCTCTCCATCCAAAGTCATTCGTTACATTAACAGTTACCTTTAAAGTACCCGATGATAGAGTAGATGTTGCTGTGTATGGTGTAGTGTAAGTACCTGTATTAAGATTACCTCCAACAGCACTGATTAAAGCAGTCGAATTATCATTTAATATAACCTGCCCTTCCATGTCACATCCAAATGTGAAACCATAGGTGTCTCCTACAGGAATAGAAATCAAATAAGTAACACTCTGAGGTTCTCCAGGTAAAGTACATACTTCTGGATTAACCCAAACAGAATAATGATTTGCTTGATCGTTCCACCACTCTGGACTATCAACATTGAAAGTAACTGGAGATGACTTTGCTCTCTTATATTTTAATGTATACGTACCATCTTGCTTATAAAATCTTTTAGGTTGAATATTAATATCATTATCAAAAGGAGAACATGAATCCACATCCATTATAGGAGTGAAAAATGTATCAGTTAATCCAAATGTTTCGCCTGGATCCCAAGGAATTGATGTTGGATATGGTCTGCTATATACATCTTCACAATCATAATATGTACCATCAGGTGCTACCTTACACTTCCTACCTATTCTAATGATAGGAGGTGGATAAGGTTCTCCAGGAGGACAAGAACCAGTTTCACATAACCAAGGGGGATATATCCACCCCTCTGGATCTGGCCACGGATCTGGCTCATCTTCACCAGCAAACTTCGGATTGGCATTAAGCCAATCCGTCATTAGAGGATCGCAAACTGGTCCTGGAGTTCCTTCAGGATAATAATATGCCATTTACATATTAAATTTTAACTATTTATTCTCCTGTCCTAAAATAAGTTCTAATGACTTCTATCTGATCATGATACCTAGCAATCTTATCTATCTCACATTGAATTGCTTCAGTAATATCTGAATGCTCTCCTATACCTGCTGGATGTTCAAGATAAACATTGACATTTGCTTTATGTTTTTCTATTTCACCACTGGCATGGGCTAGTACCGCCTTGATAAGTTGTTCTCTCATGTATACCTCTTGCGTGATTGTTATGTTCGAGTAACTTATTATACCACACCATGTCAGATAATGGAACCTCTCTACCTAAACGTATCTTACATGCGATTATACTAAACCGCAACCTGTAATCCTTGCTTAACATGTTCTATTGCTGATGGTAAAAGTGCATACTCACGACGTTGTATTGCTTTAGTGAGTGATATAACATCGTCATTGGGCATAATAGGTACTTCTCCTTGCATGATGATTGGACCACCATCAAGTTCTTCAGTTACATAATGTACAGTGCAACCTGTAACATCATCACCACTATCTAGGGCTTGTTCTACTGCATTTAAACCCTTGTACTTAGGTAGTAATGAAGGATGAACATTAATTATAGGAGCAGTAAACGAATCAGGTTTCTTAAGTACCCTCATATATCCTGCTAGTATGATTAGATCAACACGATATGCTTCAAAGAGTTTTATCATTTGATCTTCATCCTTATGTGCAACCCTTACATGAGGGATGCCAAACTTTGCTGCTCTTGCCATTGCACCACACTTCTTAGTGTTGTGTATCATCAACACAACCTCATTTGTATTACAAAGAGGATTTGTAAGGATGTTCTCGAAGTTGGTTCCGTTTCCAGAACACATAACGCCTAGTCTCATAGTGATGGGTACTCCTCGTTTCTTTCTAAGGTTGTCTTCTCGGTCTCAAAGTCCTTCATCAATCTCTGAACTTGTTCTTTATGAAGTCCAGCAAGTAACTCACAGTTTTCTAAACAGCGATAGATACATTCTCTATCACTCATAGGTGGGGCAATTTCCCACCCTTGCTCATCATAATACTTCTTACCTTTGGTAACCTGTGCCTCAACGTAGGCAGTATCTAATCTCTCGGATGGATTAGTATAGTTATGGGATGTACTCTGGCTCATCTTCGTTTATGTAATGTTTAAAGTGTTCTACATCAAAATAAGATACTCCTGGTGGAGTAGGATTATCATGTGCCATCTTTAACTTACGTTGATACTCACGTTCGTTAAGAACTTCATTAATAAGTATCTTTGCCTCCTTCACCATCTCTGGTGTAAACAACCTACGAGGTGTGATTGTCATAGGTTTGTGCGGTTGTATCTTGACCTCACCTTTTCTATTATAGTTCGGATCTACAGGACCGCTCATGCCTTGTGTGTCAATGCCCATAGTATAAAATATAGGATTGACCTATTTAGACAAAAAAATACCCCGATTTTTTTTCGGGGTATCTGGGAATTAAAAGTTGAATTTGGTTTTACCCAACAGCAGGAGCAATGAGTGCAACTTCAGATGAACCAGCAGATGCTAGGTCAAGTGGGAAGTTGTGTGCATTTCTTTCATGCATTACTTCCATACCAAGGTTAGCTCTGTTAAGAACGTCTGCCCAAGTAGGAACAATCTTACCACCACTATCAACGATAGATTGGTTGAAGTTAAATCCATTGAGGTTGAATGCCATTGTGCATATACCCATTGAAGTTAACCAGATACAAATCACAGGCCATGAAGCAAGGAAGAAGTGTAAAGATCTACTGTTGTTGAATGATGCATACTGGAAGATTAAACGTCCGAAGTATCCATGAGCAGCAACGATGTTGTAGGTCTCTTCT